TATCATCCGTACCTGTTAGTCTCCAATGTACGTTATAAATTACGTCTGCCTTACTATCTTTTGTTGGGTAAGTATCTACTGTTGAGACATCCCAAGTGTATGCTATTGCCATTCTATGCGTCCTCTAATGTTTGTACTTTAGCTTCTAGTGTTTCAATTCTGGTCATAGCTTCTTGTAAAGCCTTAATAGCTTTCATATACAGTACAGAGTATTTAACTCGCTTAACTTTTTGACCATCTAAATCTGAGTTATAAGCTATTTGATATCCGTCAGCATCTTTTTCTTTAACTAGACCATTCATTCCAGAGGCTTCTAGTTCTTGTGATATGACACCTAATCTAAAACCTCTTTCAGGCTCCATACCATATTTAAACTTACGAACCTTAACTGCTTTTATATCTGCCCATTGTGATGAAGCATCTGCTATATCTGTTTTAAGACGTTGATCTGAAATAGCACCATAAGAGTTGTTTACGTTTTCTACATCACCATTATCAGTAACAAGAAGCCTATTGGAATGTCCTCGCATTTCAACTTTAATCTGATTATAAGCATCATCAGTAACTCTGTTACAAGACACATTTAACACTGATTCACTATAACTAGAGTTTACTGCATCTATTACTCCAACGATTTCATTAGCTGTTGTTGTTACAGCAAATGAAGAACTCATATCATTAGTAGTGCCAATAGTTATATTACCATCTGACCTAATTCTCATAAGGTGATTACCACTAGCATCACCGAAGAAAATATCAGAACCTTGTATTAATAAGTTTCCAGTACCGCTATCTTTTATGTATGAATCTGAGCCATCGTGATAAATTTGTAAATCTGAACCAGCACCAAATATGGCTTGTCCATTATCTCCTAAAATTACATCATGGTTAAACGTGGCAGAACCCGCATCGGACATATCAAGGGTAAGAGCAGAAACAAAAGATGAGCCATCAATACCTTGTATTATAAAATCGCCATCAGCTACTATAGATTGAAAAAGTGCGTTGTTGCCATCTTTCTTTATTGTAGCGTAGGTTGTACCGCCATCTATAAATCTAACTTCACCCGCATCATCAGCATCTAATTGTATATTTCCAGCAGCATCTAATGTTAAATCCCCAGAAGATAGATCAATCTCTGTGCCATCTATAGTAATGTTGTCTACAACAACACCAGCGTTAGCTGTTACTACTCCACCTACTGCTAGTGTACTAGCCATATCAACCGCACCATCTATATCTACTACGTCTAGGTTAGATGTGCCATCAACGTCTATAGCTCCTGATATATCAAGAGAAGTAGCTGTTAAAACACCTGTAACACCAAGAGTACCACCTATGGTTGCATCATCTGTAACTGTTAGATCGTCTTGTACTTTTAGGTCTACTGTAGAAAGACTAGCAAAAGCGTCTACTACTGCTGCTCCACTACCAGCACCATCTAAGTAAACTGCCTTGGTATCGCCAGCTGGTATGGTTACGTTAGCTCCAGAACCTTGTGAAATAATTATGTTTTGAGAACCGCTTGTACCGTTTTCGATAAAGTGCATTCTGTTAATTGTGTTAGGTGCGATGGTAATAGTACAGGCTGAATCGAGTGTGCCTGTATATTTAACATACATTGCCCTTACTGGGTCAGTTGCACCATCCGCTACTGTAGAAGTATGGGTATCAGCGTTGGTAGTTATACCTTCTGTACCGTAACCTAATCCTTCGCCTATTAGTTCTAAGTTAGTATTTGTTGTTGTACCCCACGTTCCACTACCGTCACCAGTAGCCATCTCGTTGAGTCTTAAATCATTTACATATGTGCTTGCCATTGAGGTTCTCCAAACGTGTAGTTTTGATTATAGCTGTGTTTTTTATAAAAGTTAAGCAACTTCTTGCCAATCCGGTGATTGAGTAGTTGAAACAGGTGTATATGTTGTTGTTACATTTTGTGCTACTTGTCCCCAAACTAATACGGAACTCACAGAACCCGTTAAACCAAAACCGATAACAGGGTTATCTGAATCAGCTGTGGTTGTTACGCTTCCTAACGCACTAGTTCCTGCTAATCCAGTAACATCTAAGTTGTTATTAGATACTGGAATTACTGTACCTAAAGCAGAAGTGCCTACAACGGTGGTTACTGATACATTTGCCGCACAACTTACAGATTCGTCACCTAACGTTCCGGTGCTACTAACAGCGGTTACACCTGTGACCGCCGCTCCTGCAGTAATAGCGTTACCTAGTGCCGTAGTTCCTACATTTCCTGTAGCTGAAATATTAGCTTCAGCAACAATACTTTCGTTTCCTAAAGCACTAGTTCCTACATTTCCCGTAACAGCAACAGAAACAGCAGTTGCACCCCACGGTCCATCTCCCCATGTACTGCGACCCCATCCAGTTGCCACTTAACTTCCTATGCTATTCTTATAATAGCGTTCGAAGAATCTGCCGCAGGAAATTGAATTGTAAAATCACCTGCTGTAGAAGTTTTATCTCCGCCAAATGCTAAAATACAAACTGCTGGGTCTCCAGAAGCTGAGTCATTAAATATCATTGCACCATTAGCAGTTACCGTTGCATTTGAAAATGTAAGATCAGCAAAATCTGTAAATGCAGTGGTTCCTGAAGTAGATGGATCAACTCTAGTTAATGCCGCTCCTTTTGCTGTATAGTTCGTGCCACTAACTTCGTTTGAAGTTGTATACGCGGTTGTAGAGGCAGCTAAAGAAGCTGAGCTTGTGTATAAAGCTAAGTTAAATGTGCTACCTCCTGAGTTTAAAAAATTATGCTTAGCTTCCATTAATTCTTTTTTAAAGGAAGTACACATTGCTTGTGTTATCGCCATTATAGCCTCCTGATTATTTTTGCCATTTCTGTATGACCTTGTTTATCCAATAAACCCGCCACAGTAGAACGATCACTAGCTATAGCTTGTTTCATATACAACAGAACAACGTTTTCAATAGCGTCTTTATACGCTCTAGCTTGTGCTTGAACCATAGGATCAGCACTATCACTAACTTGAACAAGTCGTTCCATTATTCTTCCTGTCCAGTATTCTGGACTTAATCCTTTATTTTGTGTGGTTTTTACTCCAACAGTCCCTATGGAACTAACAACATCAACGCTAAACATTAGAGGCTCCTTGTGGGTTTAATTTTACTGCATCGCTTCTAGCTTCATCCCGAAGATCTCTGTACTCTCCAAGAACTTTTAACATTGCTAATGCTTCTTGAAATTTAGTTTCATATAGAGTGATTGTTTCTGCAGGTGATTTCATAAACACAGCTCCCTCTACTAAAGCTCCATAAAGCATAGCATTAGGTGCATTTTTTGAAAGCCATGTTTGACCACTATCTCCTGAATCTACCAATGAAGTAGGTCTGTAGTAATAATGTAATTCAAAAGTTAATGAGCTTGCTGGAGTCGGAGCTAATATAAAAGTATCCTCATCGAACTGCGCATAAAAAAGAGGTTGTCCCGTAGTTGCTTCTGCTGGTGTGTAATCTCTAATCCAAGAAGGATGTTTAAATAAAAGATAAGAATAATTACTACTTGCATCTATAACAGCTAAGCTATACGGAGATAAAAAATCAGAGGGAGTTGCTAAATATGAAACATTTTCAGTTGCTGATCCTGTTACATTTTTACGAAAAACAGGAAGCTGTACCGACTTTAAAACTCTTTCTTCTGCTGTTTGAATAAAAGTATCTAGGGTCGTTGTGAAAGTTGATTCAGTATTATCTAGATAATTCTGAATAGCTGTTTTTAATCCACTGTATGTAAATCCCGCCATTATGTCTCCACCGTTACGTTGCCTATTCCACTTGTTGCTCCAAGACCGTCAAAATCAGTTCCAATAGGATCAGAAGCAAACGTCATCCCACTTCCTGCGTTTGTAGTGATTATAACTCCTAATTGACTTTGAGGTAAAGAAACGTCAGGTCGAGGTTTCCATAACTGTTCTGCATCTGCGGTAATACTTGGAGGATCTAGTTGTGGGTGTTTAGGGTCATAGCATTCATGACAAGTTCTAAAATTCTCCCATGTTCCTTTTGCACTTTTATAAGGATATCTAAAACCACAAGTATCGCATATAAAGTAAGCGTATTTTCCTGAAGCGTAAGCCATTAAATATATTCTTGTCTTGGAACAAGACGTACAGGAGAACGATCTTCATCGTATCTTAAAGCGTTCATTAAATCCTGTTCGTACTGTTCTTTTATTATAGGGAGTTTTTGTACATTCTTTTTTAAGCATAAGTAATAAGCAAGACCAGAAACTAAACAAGGCATAAAACGAGTAGGGATATCTACGTCATTAATTTGCGCGTTTGAATCCTCTATAGTTCGCCAAACATAGTAAACGAGTTTGTCGGTTGAGTTCTCTGGTGTTGGATAAAGATGAATAACAGGTGATTTTAAACGTTCTACCCAGTACTCACTTGCTCTAGCCTTTGTTGATTTATTAGGAATTCCAATATACTCATTACGATCTATTCTATCTAAAACATAATCAGTTACAACACCGCCCACCGTTTTTTGTATATAAGCGTCTAGTATATCTATATCAAATGAATTGATAGTGTATTCATTAGTTCCTTCGGTAAGCGTTAGCTCTACCTTAGAAACTTCCCACATTTGAATACCACGGTTAGACCAATCTGCAAACATAATGTTCATAGAACGTCTAGCAGTAACGGCATCATACGAAGTACGGGCTTCTAAACCCGCAAGTTCGTATGCTTCCTCTATCGCTGTCGCTACATCTAAATTAAATGCGCGAGTGCCTGAAGTAGCCATGGTTAATAACTTTTAATAAATTCGGCTAATATAGTGTAATGATCATGGTTAGTATGTCCATGTGTCGTTAAATCTAAATCACCCGTTATACCGCTACCTGCGTTATTAGGAATACCACCCCACTCTCTAAAATCCATATGACCTGAAACTACTCCTGCTGCTGCACTACCACCTAAGACAGTACAAACAACATTAGATGTTGCGTCCCATTCAAGAGTTACTCGTATGCCGCCTATGTCATACCATAATTGTGTCAAAGTTACTCTTGTACAAGTTTCTCCTTCATTATTGGTATTCAGTCCAGAGACGTCTACTTTATTAACAGAAGATTCTCCTGTGCCATCAGAGATATTAGTGAATTTATAAACTAGCTTCCTATCAGTATCTACAATTTTTTGACTTGTAACTGCGTCTGCCATAATTTACTCCGTTTTAGCCTAAGTTCATATTAATCAATGAATACTCAGTGCTAGCTGAAACAGCCATAACGTCACCAACTTCTTGTAAAACGTTATCTGTTGCTGGTGCAACTCCACCTGCCGTACCACCTGATCTAACTGCTGCATTACCTACAACTAAAGTTCCTACAGTCAATAAAGCTGCTGGTCCTTTAATAACTGCCCAACCATAATAGTCAGCAGTCATGTCAATTACAGTAGCTCCCATCAACGCACCTGTTTCTGTTGCTGGTGCAACAATAAGGTTGGTGTTTGGGTTCTCTATGAGAGATAGCTGTGAGCTTGTTGTTAAAGCTGTTGCAAGATCATCATAACAAGTAATAACTACCGAAGGGTCTGCAGAATGGTCGTGTGCTGGATTAGATTTTACTCTAAGCATTTGACCTTCCCCATTAACATCGTTTACCCAAAGGTAACCTTCAGCATATTGGTTAAGTGTTAAGTCAGTTCCACCAGTTTCTACAGATATTGCTGTTTCGCCTGCGGCTACTGCTGCGGTTGCTGTCATATTTGCATGATCGGAAACAACTGCTGCGTGTTGCAAAAGTTTACCAGCAGTTACTGCTGTGCCACCAATTTCAACATAGCGATAAACATTGTTACCGTAAACAAGTGTAGCACCTAATGGAAATAATTGAGTTGCGCTTTCAGCATACGGGTCAACAGTACCATATTGGCTTCCGCCTTTACCTACAATTAAATCAGCGGGTCCATATCCAGTAGCTGCAACATATTGTGTATGTCCACCAGCATTTGTAAAGATATTACCGTCTGCATTAATTACTAAACCATCAGTGATGGCTCCCGTTGCTGCTGTTACATCAATAGTTTTAAAACCATTCTCGGACCGAACTGGTCCATTAAAAGTTGAATTTGCCATAATTAAGTCCCCTTAATTCCCTTACCGTCTTGGCTTGTCTGCTAGGTCAGTCGGTAAGCTAGTTAATTTATTCCTAGAATCTACATCATTCTAGCTCAAGGAATCAAAAAAGAAAAGGAAAGAAAAAGAAAAGGGAGCCAAAGCTCCCTAATCATTTATTCACAAAAGTGAATTAAGCTCCCGGAGAACCAAATATACCTCTCCAATCACTCCAACCGAAACTATAACGCTCACGTGCTTTGTATCTAACATTTCCAGTTTCAAAGTCACCTTCCATACTGGTAGATACCGCAGTTCTAACGAAATGTTTCAATCCATTAGGAACGTCAGTTTTGATGAAAAACGCATCAGTATCTGTTAGATAATGATTAACAACATAACCTTCAGAAATCATTCCCATGTTTCTGATTGCATTGATGTCATTATCTGAAGTACCTACGCGTCCCGGAGTTTCCATAAGTCTATCTGCTACAAACTGTAAAGCAGGTGGAATTATTAATTTCCGAGCTTGTGCGTTTACCTTTAAGTTTCTTTCATCTTTGAAGTCCGCAATATCAATTAATGCTTGTTCTAATGAAGTTTCGTTAAGGTCTGCCGCAGTAGACAGTTCGTTTCTTAAATCCACGTTAGCAACTGTAGGGTGATCGGTAGTCATAAGTGCTTTACCATCTCCACCTACATATGATGAACTAAATCCATTGTTCAAAACATTAGCTGCCTTGACCTGTTTAGTTTGTTGCATTGATCGTGCTAGTGCTCTTGTATAACGTGAAGAAAGAGTATCGTAGAGGTTATCTTCGATAGCTTCTTCTGTTAATGCAAACGCTAGTGCGACTGTTTCGTGTGTAAAACGTGAAGTCCAAGACTCTTGCGCTGTGTCATAAATGACTGCCGCGCCTTCGCCTTTAGTTGGTGCTTCCCCAAAGCCACTTAACATTACTTCTTCCTCGAATGCTCTTTCAGAACTTTCGGTGTCAAAAATGTCTTCGTGTTCATTGTTGTAACGTTCGTACTCTAAACCAAAGAGAGCATGAAGTCCGGGGACAAGTTCTTTAACGAGCTGAGCTCTATTTATCGCCATATCCTATTCTCCTAGTTAAACTGCGAATGTGTTAGTTGGGAACGTAAAGAGTCCTCTCGCATAAGCACCTATTGAGTTACTTGGTTGCGAGGCAAATCCTACGTTTAAGGCTACACCACTTGAGGTAGTTGCTGTAACACCTTCTTTTGACCTACCTGTAGTTGTGCTACCTGCAGTTGTCGAAAGAGTGTACTTACTACCAATGAAACTTACTGCAGGAGTTCCTGCTGTAAATTGGGCTTCGTAAACGATACCCGGATCATTGTAAACGAGAGCTTCTGCGTCCTCGCTTCCTTGTGTTGCTGTATCAGCAGTCCATACTTTCGAGAAAGTAGGAGTACCGTCTGTTGCTGTATAGTATACCCCATAAAACACACCTACAGGAGTGCCAGTCGCCGTGCCTTGAATTATATAACCACTAGATAAATTTACAACATCACCTGAAAAGATTGATGCGTTAGTCGCACTAGCGATTCTCATTTTAGCAGGACGAATAACACCACCGTACATATGATATGCGGGGGTAAAACCATCGGGTTTATTTGTATTAGCCATTATTAGCTCCTTTATACATTGTTATTAATCGTCAATTATTTTTTACTACCAAATGCAACTTTAGAAGACCTTTGAATATCACTATCTTTTATAGGCATTCTAGAATCACTTTCTCGCATATAGTTCTGATCAACACCTTGCATAGCGGATTTTGCTTGATCTTGAAAATAAGCATTGCGCTCTTCAGCTGTTTCAACAGGTACTTTAGCGAGAATTAAACCTCCAACCCCTATTACTCCTACGTTACTACCACTATCGATTGTTGGTGCTTCAAAATCTGGATAATCTTCTGCTCTCACAGGCTCATATCCTTCTCGTATGCGTTTAGACATATTAGATTTATCATCCTGTCCTCTAGTAGCTTCTCGTATCCACCTAAACTGATATCCAGCAGGTGCTGTGGGTGCGTCTAACATTGACGGGGGTTTCCAAGGTGTTCTGCGAGTTTGAGAGACTCGTGTCTCGGCAGATCGTGAGTTTCGATCCGTTGTGACATTTATGTTTTTATTATCTATAGTCATTTTATACTCCTTCGATATGCTTAGCATATTCTTCAAGTGGCACATTTAATCTTTTAGCTATCGCTACCTGACTAGGTGTTAACTTGATTTTGCGTGACGTTTTTCTTCCTGTAGCACCACGGCTAGAGGCAGCAACCTGTTGCACGGGGGCAGATTGCTCTTGGGAAAACTTTTGTGGGAAATTTTCTTGCATGCGTTTGTCAACTTCAGAATAATAATTATCAGAAGCAGGGTCAATACCCGATTCTACTAATTCTTTATGTATTCCAAAAGCGGCAAATGTCATTGCTTGATCATCTCCAAACCACTCATTTCGAGACGCCCATGCTTCCGCTTTAGGATCGGGACGTGTTTGTTGTTGTGGTTGTAGTGTTGGTTTATATGCTTCAACAGGAACTTCTTGAGGTGCTTGTTTTTCTCTAATTTGTTGCTGCGCAGATAGTCTACGAAGATTTTCAGCTTCAGCACTTGCTCTAGATAATTTTTCAGTTGCATTAGCAACGGCATCTCCATCTCCTGAATCTTGAGCTTCTCTTAAAAGAGTTTTAGCTCGTTCAATATCGGATTGTACCCTGTTATCGTACTCTTTGAAAAGGGAAGAATCCGAATTTTTTAACTTTTCTTTTAATTGCGTTGCTGTTTGATTGACAGTTTGAGCGTAAGTAACCGCTTCATCCCTCTGTCTTTCTGCTTCTCGCATCTTATACGTTAATTTATCAATACGTTTTTGTACTGAGTCACTAACTTCGTCTAATTCGTCTTTTGTCTTAGGAGCCGCTTCAACTATTTCAACTTTTTCTTCTTTAATTGAATCGTCTACGTCTGCGGCATGTATATCTACTTCCCCTTCAGGAAGTTCTAACTCTATTTTTTCTGCTTCTTGTTGCATGGTCTTCTCCATGATTGTTTATGATAAAATTGCTTCGGGATCATCTATACAGGCTAGAATCTCATCATCATTTAAAAGGCGCATATCGCCACCTTCTATTTGGAAACGAGCTCCAGCATATCTGCCAAAAATAACCCAATCACCTTCTTCACACCAAGGTCCATCAGGAAATTTGTTTAAATCTCCGTATGCATCTGGTCCTTTAGCAACTACATAGCCAACTACTGTTGCAAGTCTTTCTTTATCAACAGTTGCTTTAGCTAAATGTATGCCACCTTTAGTTACAGTTGAGGCTGTAAAAGGTAATATTAAAATACGATACCCCGTTGGACGTGGTAACTTATTCGCATGTTTTTCTAAATTATCTGGGGTAATTACAGGTTCGTCAATTTCTTTAATTAAACGACCTTTACTTCCAAAGTTATCTACTCTATCTGGAACAGTTTTGCTAATACTATTAGTCATTTGCATCCTCCATATTGGAATGTAGGGTTTGAATTTCCTGTTCAACGAAAGTCAAACCTGCGATTTCGCCAACTATCCTTTGGTATTGCTCAAAATGCTCAACACTACCAGCAGCTAACGTTTGCGAAAGAGCTTCTTTTCTCTCTCGGATTTTGCGGAGCAAATGCTCCGTTGCTATAATATAGTCCATTATTTAATGGATCTATACCAAAGAAGTCCTTTTGTCTGTCCATAAGCCGCTTTTACTTTTGCTTTTTCAGGAGTGTCTAAACATTCTCCGGCTTTAACAGTCTGAGTTCTAGTTGTGTCTTCTACACTTGGAAAACTAGGGGCAGCCTTTGCTTTCTTAGGTGAAGGAGACGGATATTTTTTCATGTTATCATAAAATTCACGCATTGTTACTCTCCGTTTGGTTTCCTACTTTCCCGAACTGTTTTAACCAATTCAGTGTAATTTTTATCGGCATCAGCTTGTGCTTTCTGCTCTAGTTCTTGTAATTCGACCGCTGTCTTAGTATCTGCAACTCTAAGGTCTGCATCTATCTTCTGAAGTTTAATATCTGCATCACGTTGGTCTTTATTTTCTTTTTGCATTAACTGTTCTTTTTCAAGTTGCAGTTGAGCTTCGAACATTTCACGTTGCGGATCTTGCATTGCTGCCTGTTCTGCTTGAGCTATTGCTTGAGCTTGTCCTGTAACTTGTTGTGTAGCTTGCGCCGCCGCAATCGCTATCTGACTTTCAATCTCTGGAGGTACTGCTTGTCCCGGAGGAGGAAGCTGTATACCTTGCTGAGATAAAATAGTTTCGATTTGAATTCTATATTTCAATGCCTGATGTTGTTGAATATGTGCTTGTAAAGCCGCTACTACTGCAGGATTTTGTTGTACCATTGGGTTTTGTAAAAAAGCAGTATGTGCTGCAATATGTGCATCATGATTTTGTTGTGGAAACGCTTGTAACGATATATTGTTTAACGCATCCATGTTTTCTAATACTGGATCTTTAGGTTGTGCTTCTTCTTCCGGAGGTAGTACTGAATCAATGTCTTTTATATTTAAAGCGATATACATTTTACGATAAGACTCACGTAAATTATGTATTTCCGGAGCGGCTTGTGCCATTTGCAACTGTGTTTGCGCTAAAGTAATTCTTTGCGTCATACTGAAAATATTTGGGTCACTTACCGGTATTACGTCTACACTTGTGTCAAAATCAGTCTTAAAAACGTTTTCTGAAGCCCCTTGTACTTGATACGGGTATTCGGGAGGTAAAAACTCTCCAAATACTCTTTTTAAGATTTTAAACTCACATCTTTGTGCATAATGCAATCTTTTATGGATTGCGGACATTATCCGCTGTCCTTTTTCCAATAATGCAACTGTAGTACCTACTGGAGCCTCACTATTACCGTCTCCTGTTGGATTTTCTACGGTTGCTGCAAATTGTTTGCCCGAATCAACTAAAGCACCTAACAAAGTAGCTAAAGTACCACTAGGTTCTTTATAAGGTAATGGTAAAAATGCATCTTGTAGTCTGCCTCCGGGAGCATCAACATCTCTCCACTCTCCGGGTTGTAACGGATCATCATGTCGTTGAATATTCAAACCACGTGATTTAAATCCAGCAGGTAAATTAGAAAGTGTTCCTGCGTCAATTAATTGACGTAATATAGCGGTAACTGATTTAGTTAACCCGCCCATCATATGAATTAAACCGAAACCATAGAATCCCAATCCGGGAAGAAATTTATAATGCGTAAAGTATTCGACTTTTTTACGCATCGGGTCTTTTTCGCTGTAATTTGGACGAATAGCCAATACTTTATTATTATCTTTACAGATAGTAACGATGTACGGCAGTCTTAATCCTGTTACTTCACCGTTTTCATCGGTATCTTCATGTCCTTCTAGGTCTAAATCGACATGCATCTCTAATAAAGTAAATTCTTCGTCACTTATTGTTCTAGTTAACCCTTGTAATTCTTCAAGTTTAGAATCTACTTGAGTTGTGTCTGAAGAACTTTCCGGAGAACTCATATCCGTGTCTACATAAAACCCAGAAAGCTGTAATTTGCGTAATTCGTTCTCTGCCATATGAATTACATGCGTAATTCGTGGTGAAGTGAGTAAATCTACCGCATAATACGGTACAACTAGGTCTTCGGACTTAACAAAACGAGCAACTGCTCGTCCTACCGCCGGATCATAGTAAATTTTCTTAAAAGCAGACCCTGATAACGGTAAATAAAACAAAAGTTGGTCCATTTCTGGGTCATATTCTTCCATTTTATAGGTGATTTGGTAATTCATGAAGTTTTTAACGCGATTTGCCTTTTCTAGCTTAGCGTCATCAGTCATTCCTAATACTTCGGTATCAACTGGACCACCAGCAGGCAATAATTCCTTGTAGGCTTGCGCTTGAAACTGAGTTACGGCTTCTGCGAGTATCGGATGATGCACTCCAGAGGCTCCAACAAAAGGTTGTGACCTAGAATCAGAGTTTATACCTAATAAATCAAGACCTTCGGTATATGTTTGAAACCAATCATTCCTAGAATCTAAATCATCTTCAAAAGAAGACACTAATTCTGCTGCGATAGTGGCTAATTCTCGTTCTTCTACACTTTCAGCTAGGTTTTCTCCGAATTTAGTATTCGTTTGTTCTGGCATTTCACTACCACGAACGATAGAGCCGTCCGGCTGTACGAAAAGTTCCGTTTCTTCTTCTGGTTGTTCCATAATTTCTAATTCGATTGCTTGTTCTGAATTAGGAACTATAGATAAAGATTGTTTTTCGATTGCCATAAAGTCTCCTTATGTCCACATCATAGTATGATTTGACTTAATAATAAACCCTTTCTGCAGGATGGTACTCTTCTTCTTCAAAAAAGTCACTCGTTAATGTTAAAAAGCCACCTTGTCTAAACCTTGCTAAGGCTAAGGTTGTCGCATCGACTAAATCATCATTCTCTCCGCCGGGAAAGTCACTAACTTCTTCCATAAGCTCTTCACCGAATCTATTATCTGGAACCCAAACGCGCCCATCTTGAAAAATAGGAGAAACCGAATTAAGTCTAGCTATCTTATCTTGCCCTTTTCCGGGAGAAAATGTATTTACTGGAATACCTACTCTACGTAATTCCTGCACTAATGGAATACCACTCGCTTTAGCTTCAATAATTACCGTATCTGGATCCCAATAGTCATATAAACGTAAGGCTTCGTTTTTAAGTTCCGGAAAATCAAACCGTTCTTTTATACAATCTATTAAAATTAAGTGCGCATCGTTGCCGTGATATATTTCTTCGCCGATTTTACCTTCCGGATAAAACACTCCCCATGTAGTTATCGCGGTAAAGTCAGCTCTTTCTGATTTTAGAAACGCGGTATCGTAGGATTGTATTAAATAATCACATTTCGGCGGATTGTCTTCTTCCCAAATATTAAACCATTCTTTAGGGATAATAGATATACCCTCCCCTGTCGGTCTTTGCATGTATTGCGCCGCCCATTTAGACGGACTAACCGAGGCTTTTATACTTTCAAGTTCTTCTAATTTCCAAAAATTACCCCAAAGCGGTTTACCACTAGGTAATATTGCAGGAAATTCAATCACTTGCCACTGATCTGCGCCTTTTTCTTGCGCCATCTTTTTAATAAGTCTTCCCGTTAAGTCTTTTTTAGACCAACGTGTCATTACAATAACGATTGCCCCTCCGGGCTGTAACCGTTGTCGCGGTCCAGTCATAAACCATTCGTAGGCTTCTTCCATAGATTTATCGGACATAGCATCTTGTTCTGAATGTGGATCGTCAATAATAAACAAATCCGCACCCCGTCCAGCCAAAGCACCACCTGTACCTGCCGCATAGTATTCCCCACCTTTGTTCGTGAGCCATTTTCCAGCAGAACGACTATCCGCTTTCAATTCAGTATCGGGAAACAGTGCGTGGTACTCTTCTCCATCAATCAAATCCCGAACTTTTCTACCGAAATTTACTGCGAGGTCCGCGGTGTGGGTTGCTTCAATAATTTTTAACTTAGGATTTTTACCTAATAAATAAGCAGGGAACAAATGTGATGCAAACTCCGACTTAGTGTGTCGTGGTGGCATATTAATAATTAAACGTTTTAATTTACCACTAGCAATATCATCAAACGCTTTTGCCATTTTAACGTGGTGATCGCCGTTAATAAATTCTTTCCAAATAGATTTAACGAAATGCATAAACGTACTGGTAGATTTTTCTTGAAACTCACGTTTAGTTAGTTCTTCTAATAGAACTGTAAACTCTTTAGCTTCCGCTTTATCTAAGTAAGTTAAGTCTATTTCTTTTAATGCGTTTAGCCGATCGCGGGTAGTGGTCATCGAAATTAATCTAGATCCATATCTTTCATTTTTTGAAGTATTTCCAGCATACTCATTTCATCGGTATTTATTGTATTTGAATTTTTTGAAGGCATTAAGCTGTCTAAAGCAGAACTAAATTGGGTATTATAGTCATCTAGTAATTCGTCTCCTGTTTTATATCCGGGAGGCATAAGTTCGGACTCAGGTATGTTAATAGCTTTAGGTTGTGGAATAAACTCATCTTCATATTTAGTAGTTAATCCACCTGTTCCAGCTTTTTTAGAAGCCTCGTCTGCTCTTATTCTTTCTACTGTTTTTAAAAAGTCTCTACGTCCAGTACCTATTGTAGGATCACTTGAAGAAGCGACATTTAATTGCTTTTGTATTTGATCATCCGGTATTCCAGATTGAGAAACATAATCATTTATTCTACTTTGATGATAAACCATTGCTTTTTCGTTTCTTCGAAATTTAGAATTAGCAATGTCTTTATTTGCATTTTTCTGTTTTAACCTATCTAATGAACGTTGATGTTTGTTCGCTTGACGGTAAGCCTTTGATCCGGGTTTTAATGCTTTCATCCAAAACAACGGTGGATACATCGTAGCTAGTTCAAAAGCAGATTCACCAAGAGTTCTAGGAACCATCATTTCAGCTAAATTAAAAACTGGATTGTCTGCTAATTCAGGATATTTATCTAATAAAACGGCATTTAATCCGCCGCCTTTTAAATTACTAAAAATAGAACGGTCATCAGGATCACTCGCTGACATTGCAGGTAACGGAGGTATATCATATTCTTCTGGGTCAAAAGAAGGAGTATTAGTTCTTCGATCAGCTATTTCTTGAAGAAAGGTTGAATCACTTATCTCACCACCGTCAGCTTTTTTCTGAAGTTCAGGGTGCTCAGATAAAGAAATACCCATTTCTTTTGCTTCTTTTTCTCTGCGTTCACGCATTTCTATTCCGGAACCTAATGTTGCCGAACCTAAACCTAGTGTCTGCAGAAATGGTTGCAAAAAAGGATCTGATAATAAATTTGAATTATATGCCCTCATTTGTGCTTTATGTAATCCTGCAGGATTTTTAATAAAATTCAAAAGTCTACCTATCCCTGCCGCAGGAAAAGCAGACAATATTCCTAGTGCTGTATTTGTAGATTTTTCTGGATATTCACCGTAGTATTCATCCATGAACTCTTGATCGGTGTCCGCAACTTTTTGGGCACTAGCACTAACAAAATTACTAATATCTTGTAGATAGTCTGATAAGTTGTTTTCGGTAGGTTCAGCCATGGGCTAAGTATATGCTAAAGCGGAACAAAAAGTAAAATATTGTTTACAGTCCTATTTCTTCCATAATATCTAATATACGTTTCACACCTTGTCGAGAAGCCTGTTTATCTCTACTTGCTGCTTTGATCAAATCTGGTTTGATAGCTTTTAACGCTTCGATGGTATCCGGAGTTAAGTTTTGAGGAAACGCACCGCCTCGAGTTTCTTTATAGAAATTTGCCATTACGTCTCGAGTTTCGTTCGCTAATCTTGAACCGCCTAACCGCTGTCCGGGAAGAACTTGGGTAGTCTTACGTGATTTCGCTCGTCCTTTTTTTGCGAGCATCATGCCACGCATCTGAGGAGTCATCATCTCTAAAATAGGTTTTGCGGCTTTTATGGATCCTATTCCGGGA